TATAATTTAAATTACTTTTATTTAAAGCATTAAAAAATAATTCTATAGAACTTATAGATGGCCATTTTAAAAAAACTTTAAAGTTTTTTTCTTCTATTATATTATTTTTAGTGCTAAAAATATATTCATTAAAATCCAATAATTTCTTTATAAAATTATTTAGATTTAAAATTATTTTTTTCTTAGAAAAATTCTCATCATCCTGATTTATAGTCAATTCTAAAATATTACCATTACTAATACATCTTAATTTTGTCATAAATAAAACATATTCAATAATATCTATAGTTTTAAAATCTTCATAATTTTTAACACAATTAGATATTACATCTAACGTTGATAGATAAAATTCATACAAATCAGAATGAGAAGTTTGTAACGTTAAATTAACTTTAGATAAATATATTTGTTGTTCCGTAGTAATTTCTTTAAATTTTAAATTTATATTACTATAAGGAAGATATAGTATATGATCAAAATATATCATTAACTAATTATTTAAGATTTAACATAAATCTAGTATTTGAATCTGATATACTATAGTTATCATAACAGAAAGAAACGTTACTATATTTCATTCCATCCTCTGCATATGAATATGTCTCGCCTTCAATAGAAATAGGAGCAACATTAAAAAATCTATAAACTTTTCTTATTTGCATTTTATTATATTGTCCAGCTTTAGCTAACATTACAATATCAACATTATCTAATTTAACTCTTTTTGGTGAGTTTTTTTCTCTAGCCATTAATCCGTAATATCCTACAGAAATTATCCAAGGTCTAATAACTAAATCTAAAAAAGAAGCATTTGTTTCTAACATAGTAATGCTTAAATTATCTGGCTGAGATCTAGCTGATGCAGTAGTAGGAGCTTGATATCCACCATAAGATAAACCATCATGCGATGCCGATATCGTTTCTTTAGGTAAAACGACTTGTTTTGCAAAAACACAACCCGTTAGACTAGTTTCAGAATGATGCAATCTATTACTAGTTAAATATAAAGAGCCATCACTACTTAAATTCCAACTACTTTGATTTTCTAATTCGTTTAATTTTGGAGTAAAATTGGAAAAGAATTTATTTCTTTTTAATGGATCTAAATTAAAAGATATAAACCATTGACTAGCTAATGCTAATCCAGTAGGCCATTCTCCCAGTAAATCTAAATAATATGAATAAGGACTTTTATATCTTTCTAACATATTATTTTAGAAAAATTAATTTGTTTAAGATGAACCTAATCTCCAATATTGATAAGCTATAGTTGCTTGTTGAGTAATTATATCTCCAGCGGTAGTGACATCTAAAGTCATATCTCCTGTATTTACACAATATGCTCCAAAAAGAGTATATGTTCTTAATGGATTACCTTTTTTATCTATTAGAGTTAATATTACTTGATTGCTTGAATCTTTACTTGGAATGTTATATGACCCAGTACTTGTAGCATCATCAAATACAGATTTTGTCCAATCTTCAAATTTTCTTCTTATTGAAAAATTTTGAGGAATTCTAAAAGTTATATTCCAACCATTTGAATTAGGATATTGTGCTGTTCCGGGAACGTTAAATTGTAATCCCATAAACGGAACTTGAATATTATTAATAGCTCTACCAGGTAGAGTTGTAGCCGTAGCATACATTAATTCGTTTATGTTAAATCTAGAACCTCCCAAAGCAACAACTCTAAATAAATTTTGTCTAGCAAAATCATTTATAGTTGCTGCGTTATAGAAGTTTTCTATTCCAGTTGTTTCGAGTAATCCAGCCATATATTATATACTTATCTAAATTTATCTACAATTATCCAATTATTTCAGAAAAAGTAACACCAGTTCTTGTTCCGATAAAATCTGCCAATATAAACTCAGCTGTTCTAACTGGTTTGATATATATTGACACTTTAAGTTCATTATTATCGATAACATCTGGGGTGTTATTTCTTTCATCGCAAACTATTTCATACTCATATAAACCATCATTCAATTTGGCTTTATCAAAAATAGGTAATAAAGCTCCGACTAATCTTTGTCTAGTTGTAAATGTATTTGGTTCGAATACATAGTATTTTAATAATTCTTTTGTTTGTTTTTCTAAAGTTAAGAACAATCTTCTAACGTTAATTCTATCAAATGCGGAAGGTTTACGATATAATGTTTTTTGTCCAAATACTGCAAAACCATCAACACCAAAGAATGATATTGGATTTATATTTATCTTATATAATAAATCAGATTGTTTCTGTGTCGCATCAACACCAATATCTAAAACATTTATTAATGTTCCACGGTTTAATCCTGCGGGAGCAGCCCAAGGAAATAATATTTGTGAAGAGGTTGCGATTATAGATGCTATAAATCCTGACGGTGGAACCCAAACATCTTGAGTTGTGAAGTCATCAGTAACTTTCAACCAGTTTCCATATGATGCCATATAGCTACATTGATAAGCAGCAAATTGATTTTTCAATCCCCAATATATATCATTAGAAAATACGTAATTTTTATCTTTTATTGTTTTGTAATTTCTACCTTGGACGAAAATATATCTTAACGGATCGGCTATAAATAAATGATCTTTTCTATCTGTTGCAAACGTTACAAATTTATTAGCTATAGCAGAATAATCTGAATTTATTCCTGCTACGATCTCTCCAGATGTATTTTTTAACTCTGAAATATCTACATAATAATTTTCGTCGAATATATATTCAGAATTATTAGCATCTTTTTCTCTCTTATATTTAGCACCAGCCCAAATAGTTCCTAACCCACCTTCAACTACAACGTCAACATTTATGTTTTCGTTATTTTGAATTTGATTTAAAATTCTTTGTAATTTAAGAGGAACATTTCCTAAGTCTTTGGATGTATTATTATTTTGTTGTAAATAAACACTGGTAGGATACATCGCCTTCAAATTATTAGAAATTCTAATTTTTTTGGCTGGTTTTCCATCCTCGGCTGTCCATATTCCAGAATTAGCAATATAAGGATTAGTGATAACTTTAATGTTATTTGATTTATTATTTACTATAGTATCAATAAAGAAAGTATTAGGAGTTCCGAATGTAGGGTTATTTTGCGTTCTCTTAGAGTAAACTGATCCGACATAACCTTCTACTAAATTATAATCTAATGTTATAGTGTCTTGATTAAATATTGTTGTTTTTAGTTTAAATAATCCAAATACTAAGCTATCATCAAATGTATCGCTCTTGAAATCAAATTCCGTTGGTAATGATTCTAATTTTTCAGAAATACTATTACCACCAAATTCTGTATATTTTTGTGTTAATGGGAAGTTGAATCTTGAAGTCGGAATCTTATAAAAATCTTGTTTTGTTAATTTTCCAGAAGCTACTGTTTTTGATTGCGTAGTATAAATAGCAGATACGGAATCAAAATCTGTAGAAGGGTTTATGTTTAAATTGTCAGTTATACCTAAATAGTAACCTTCATATAAATCATTTATACTTCTTTTAGCGTCATTTATTACTATCAATCCTGCTTTATAAAAATCTGATATTGTGTTAATGTTATTAACAGCTGTTATATTATTAGCATACGTATAACTATCTCTCCAAGAGATATCATTAGCTATAATTTTACTGTAAGTAGCATCATCAATCAATACTGATATAGGACTTTGTAATTCATACCTATTTGCTTCGGTTAAAGTAGAAGCAGAAGTTCTTACTACAGTTGTAGCTTGAGTGTAAACCGATAATGGGAAATAATATGTTGTTACTCCATTATCATTTAAAACTGTATAAGCAGATAATGATTTTATTAAATTGTTAGATAATTGATTAGAAGTTAAAGTATTAATTGAAGAATAAACTGAAAAATATCCTAAATTTGTAACTTCAGCTAATATATCAGACAAACTAAATCCAACAACAAGAGATGATGAAGAATAAATAAAAGTATTAGGAATTGTGCTTAACGATTCTACATATGCTGAAACTGGGTATATCAAAGCGCTATATTGATTAGCATATCCAACACCCAAATCCGATCCATAAGGTAATCTAGAAACTTGCAAATTAGCTGGAGAAGTATTTAGAATTTGTTTTACGGAATGATACAAATATCTTTCTGATGAATTTGTAGGAACTCCATATATTTGTTCAAATTCGGAAATATCAGATATATTAACTAAATCTTCCGTTGGTCCTTGAGGTGCAAATCCGGTTATTAAAACGTCGGTTGCTCCTATCGGTCTTGTGGTCAAAGTAAGATCTTGTTCTGTTATTTGTACTCCTGGTGATGCAATAGTTCTTGTTGACATAATGTTATATTTATAATATTTATCTTTTAAAATAACCATTTTTTATAAATTGTTTAAAACTTTTATTTTTAGAGTAAATATATTGTAAATGAATACACACAATTTTGATTTGTTAGTATCTTCTTTATTAGAAGAAGCAAAATGTACCGGTCCGACTAAAAAAGCATCATCAACAGCAAAAGGAAAGAAATGGATGAAATGTGTTAAAAATCCAAAAGGAAAAGGATATAAAAGAATACATTGGGGTCAAGCTGGTGTTAGAGTTACTGGAAAATCTGGGAATACTAAAAGAAAAAAATCATTCAGAGCTAGACATAAATGTTCTTCAGCTAAACCAGGAACCCCAAAATATCAAGCTTGTAAAGATTGGTAATTTTTTCTTGTAAAAAAAAATAAAAATATAATAATAAAATTATGAATAAATTTAGTAATACTATACAAAATTATATAAAGGAACAAAATATAAATTTTAATCCTGAAGCAGCTAAAACAAGTATACCTAAAAATCCGCAATTAGATAATGCATCAAAAGTAATGCAAACAGTTACAAATTTAATTCAAGGACAAGTCAAGCAAACTCCAGAAGAGTTTGAAAAAGCATTAATTGTAGCTTTTACCCCATTCGGAGTAAAAAATATTGATGATGCATATAAAGTTTTAGAAAAATTTGGGTTTAAAAAACAAGACCAACAAAATGATTTAAATAAAACAAATCAACAAAATAATACACAAGAAACATCAACTCAAAATACCCCTAATACCCCAAAAGCTTCTGATACTGCATATTCGTCAATGCCAAAAGCATAAATTTCTTAATGAAACAAAAAAAAGACCGTCGTCAAAAATCGGTTAGTTCTCAAGAACTAAATAACTTAAAAGATCCACAATCACAAGACAATTCTCCATATGTTTTCCAAAAGGAAAAAATAAATTACGAATTACAAATAAAAGAATTACCTTGGACTAATAAACAAAAAGAAATAATATCTACTTTCTTAGATAAGAAAACAAAGGTTCTTTTATTAAAAGGTCCGGCAGGAACTTCAAAAACTATACTATCTATGTATTGTGGATTGACTCTTTTGAACAAAAGAAGAGTATCGGATTTAGTTTTAGTTAGATCCGCAGTAGAGTCATCAGATTCAAAGCTGGGATTTTTACCGGGTGATATTATGGAAAAGTTTAATGTATATTTAACTCCTTTTCATGATAAATTCTCAGAACTATTAAGTAAGCCTAATATAGATAAACTACAAAAAGATAATAGACTTACTATATGTCCTATAAATTTCGCAAGAGGATTACATTTTTCTGCAAAGTTTGTATGCGCAGACGAAGTTCAAAATTTTTCAACTAGAGAATTACAAACTATTATGAGTAGAATTGGTGAATTTTCAAAGGTATTTTTATGTGGAGATCCAGAACAAAGTGATCTACCTCAAGGTAAGTCGGGGTTCAGTAAAGTTTACGATTTATTTAACAATGAAGAATCTAAAGAAAACGGTATTTTCTGTATGGAATTAACAGAAGCTGATATTGTAAGATCCGAATTATGTAGATTCATAACTCATAAATTTAAAGAACTAATTGTTCATACACCTCATAAACAAGAAGAAAACAATAAAGATTTAAATAAAGAATTGTGGAAACCGGGAAATAAGTAAGTAAGTATTATTATGAAAAGTTATCAATATCAAGTTTTAGAGAATAAACCTATCGGGTGTGACTTTTGCGGAGCGCATATCCAAGGTAAAGTTACAAAGAAAACAGACTTTAAAACAAAAGAAACTATAAACGAGTGTAGATGGATTTGCAGTAGATGTGGAAACCTATCTAAAGTAGGTATTGTAAAATAATGAAGTTTAATAAATTAGTAAGCGAAATATACGATACTAATATTAATAAACAATATGGTGCTACGAATTCCGCACCTAGAAAAGATTTTGCTCCAGCATCCTCTAAAGATGGATACCACAATGATTATCAAAACTTGGGAGCGTCCGAATTAGAAACCCCACAACCTGAAAATCCTCCATCTTTTCCTTGGGAATTACAAACTATTAATGATGATTTAGCCAATGGATTTGTATCCATACTTTCTTCAACGGAAAAAATAAGAAACGCATATAAAAATAATCAAGCTTTAGATATAAATCAAAAGAATGAGTTCAGACATATATTTAAATTTTCTAGAAAAATTTTAAATGCTATAAAAAAGGTAGCGTTAAAAATAGATGAAATTTCTGATCTTAGTGTAGAAAAAAAACCAGAAATAAAGATTAATGCTGCTCTGGATAACAACCCAACTTTATTTAAAAGACAGCAAGTAAAAATTAAAATACCAAATAAAGATTGACATTTTCATATATTTTATCGTATCATATAAAAACTATATGAAAGAAACATTTAAAAAATTAATTAAATCCACATTAATTGTTATTTCCATATCTTTATTAATTGCATATGCGATTAAAAATTTAGGAGGTAATTTTACATCAAGTTTTATACTAGCTTTTACTATTCAATATATTTTATTTTCATTTATTGGAAATATTATAAATTCCTATTTAAAAGAAAAAACCACTCAAAAAGAATTGGATATTTTAGAACCTCTATCTACTATTTTAAATTGCGCTTACTGTAATCATACTAATGTTATGACTTTTCTACCTGACGAATCAGAGACTTCAGAATTTACATGCTCAAAATGTGAAAAGAAAAATTCAGTTAGAATTCAATTTGTAGTAGCTAGACAAACAGAAATGATATCACTTCCAGTTTCATCTAATGGGGTATCTTTAATAGACAAAGAAGATTTAGACAATAACAAAATATGAAAAAAAATAAACAACACAAAAAATGTTGGAAAGTAATTCATGAGGAATCATCAGTTTGGGCTAGATGGATGGCTTTATATGAGGCTGTAAATTTTATAGCGGAAAAAGCTGACCAGAAAAAAATTGCATTAAAAACAAAATTAAAACCTATAGCTATTAATAAATATATAGAAGATACTCAAGATATGTATCTAAGAAAAATTTTAGAGCAAGAATATAATATTAATTTTTATTTTGATGATTCTTTTGAGAAAGTTAAAGATCAATAATCTCCATATACAGAAGTATTACTACATGATTCTTCTTCATAATTGAAGTTTTGTTTTGATAATTCTTCTGCTAAATCATTATCATCATTAGGGGTATTTCCAGTTCCTGGTCCTGGAGAATTCTCCTCATGTGAGAAGTCGTATCTCTTAGCCTTAAAGAACCAAACGTAATGTCCACCTATAGCATTAAGTTGAAATTCATCAACTACTTCTGTTAATTCATAAATAGTCGGTCCTCTTCTTGGATAGTTAAGTCGATCAGACCCAAATTCTGATAATTCCATTAAATCTCCCATTTTTGGTTCAGATGATAATCCAAAGATTTGAGTAAATAAATCGGGATGTATAACCCCACTCATATCACTATCAGCAAGAATTCCAAATTTAGATAATAGATAAGCATCATTATTTAAATTTAATTGTACTATTAATTTCTGACCTTCCGAATATCCAGATATTACATCTTCGCCGTATAATGATGTCATGGAACTTAATTCGGAATTATTAGTATAATAAGTTATTTCTTGTCCGAATATTTGTATTTGTTCTTTCCACCAATTTGAGAAATTTTTTCTTTCTTGTAAATTTCTACTTTTATCTAAAAATCTTAACTTTTCCATTTTAATTCCCTTTATATTTTAATTTATATGTTTTATTGTCGGGATTTAAAACTAAACATACCCCAAAACCTTTAATAGCTTTTTCTCTTTCCTGTAACGTTGGTAATGCTCTCTTATCACCATTAAAATATTCTAGTGCTTCAGAATAACTTATTTGCTGATCTTGTTTAGTTTTTATACACTTTGAAAGTGGAGATATATTTTTCGTTAAATATCTAGGAACCATTTCTTTATGTTTACTATCATATGAAGTAATTTGATTTACTCCAGGTAATGGTTTATTGTGTCTATGGCTTATTCCAGAATTTGATAAACTTCCAGTACCTGATGATGATGAATTCTTTTCTCCTTTAGATAAAGAAAAAGAATATTTAGTATTGAAAAATTCTAAAAAAGTCATTTTATATATTTACAAAAAAACCCCGCGAGAAGCGGGGTTTTTTATTTATATTTTTTGTATCTTACTTAAAATAATCTCCCTTTTTAACATCACTACCTTTAACTTCTTGTTTCTTTTTTGTTAATTCAGAAACTGCTGGTTTTGTGTTATGTGGAGTTGGTTTAGTAGAACCCTTTCCAGTATTTGGAAGAGATGCTTTCTTTTTTTTAGGTGATGTAGAAGATCCATTAACTTTAATATTTTTTGGATTTGTTAATTCAAGACCACTCTTAAGATTTAAATCTTCGGCGTCATCTAATGCGAATGATTCTGGAAATGTCTTTTCTTCATCTTCTTCTTCGCCTTCTTCTTCGTTTTCTTCTTCACCTTCTTCACCTTCTTCACCTTCTTCACCTTCTTCTTCGTTTTCTTCTTCGCTTCCGACAGCGGCTTGAAGAATTTCGATTAATTTTTCAGCTAAATCTTTATCTAAGGTTAAAGTTACTTCTTCAGAAGAATCAGATTCATCTTCAGAATCCATAAACTCATCAACATCAGACTCGTCTTCATTTTCGCCTTCTTCATCTAATGAAGAATCATCAAAAGCATTTAATGGTTCAATTTCGTTATTTTTTTCAGTAGAAAAATTAAAAGTTTCTTCCGAAACAATTTTATTGAATAAAACATCAAATGGATTTTTTGCTTCTTTAACTCCAGAAAGTTTTTTGATTGAAGAATCAACATCGGAAGTTAATTCATCTGGAGCTTCTTCTGGATTTTCCACTCCTTCAACTTCATCTGGTCCAGAACCTTTAATGAAAGAAGTTACGTTTTTTTCGTTATCCTTATCTCCAAAAGCAGAACCAACTTTTAGATCGGTTTTAACCTCACTGCTTGGTACGCTTTCGTTTAGTATTGACATATATGCTTTTGTTATTGGGTCCATAATATTTTATTATTGTATGAATATTTACACTAGATTTATTACATTTCTATATTTTTTTATGTTATTTAATATTTTTTAACATCAAAATTGATTCTTTTTTTAAATCAACACATTCAATTAAATCGTAATCGATTTCGCCGTTAACCCAAACTATATATGATTTAGGAACGTTAAATGATGTTATTTTTTCTATAATTGTAGAATATAAGGATAACTGTAAACTATATTTTATAAATTCACATTTATCTAAATGATTTAAACATTTTAAAAATTTTTCTTTGTATTGATTTTTCTTTTTAATTTCTTTGTTTGTTTTATAATCAAAAATAACTAGTTCTTTAGTTTTAAAATTATAAGAAAGATTATCAATCGTACCACATATACCAGATTGTTTATCACCAATTACAAATTCTGATTTTATTAAAATATGTTCTCGTTTCCACCAATCATAGAAATTTTTAAAATTTCTAATTAATTTTGCGACTTCCTTATAGTAATTCTCTATCGAATTATCAGATTTAAATTCTTTTCTTTTATTAAAAAAAAGATTTATTGAATCTCGATCTAAGCTAATTTGTTTTCTGTTAAAGAAATTTTCTACATATTTATGAAATTCTGATCCTTTGTGACACGAATAATCTTTTGCAAATTCCCATTGATTTAAAACTTCTTCTACGGTAAACCCATCTCTTTGAGATACAAAAGATGCTGCTTTTTCTGAATCAAAAGGTTTTTCATAATCTTTAATTAATTGAGAAACAGACATTTTTGCTGGTTCTCCATTTATCGTGTACTTATGATTTTTTTCCAAAAAAAGAATATCTGAAAAACTATGTTCTAACTCCACTAATGTTTTAAAATCCATTATATTCCAAATCCTATTCTCTTTTCTTCTTTTTTAATTTGATTCATTTCAGTTTTTTTTGTTAGATTATAGATATCTGCAATAACCATGTTTTTAGTAATATTTTCTTCTATTTCTTGTTCGGAAAAACCAAGATGACTTGCTAACTTTTTAGCGTCTTCTATATCTAGAGGACCAAATTCATAGTCAACTTGTAGTCTACCCTTTCTGCGTAATGCGTCATCGATATCTTGTTTTGCGCAATTATACGTAATTATCAACGGACATCTTAAAACATCTCCTAAAATACCATCAGATAGATTTAAAAGAGATGTTACGGCAGACGAATCGTAAGTATCACCCATCCTCTTAACTATTGCTTTTTCTGCATCTTCTAAAATCAATATTGAATTTTTCTTCTTTAATAAGCTAGAAAAAGTAGTTGGATCATTAATAAATGTTTCTATCATATTAGCAGGGATATAGATAAAGTCTTTATCTACTTTGGTGGTTAAGTATTTTAGGAAAGTGCTCTTTCCAGCACCAGGAGATCCATGAAACATATATAACCCATTATCTTCGTTGTTTAATCTATTAATGATTTGCTTTTCAATATCTAAAAACTTTTTACCGTAATTTAATTCTATATTGATAACATCTGGTATCTTCATATCAATTGGATCAAAAACGTATTCGTCGTATCTATTCTTAACATATAAATGAATTTTTGTTGATTCTTGTTTTACTATAAAAGATTCAAAATCTTTCAAATGCAAATTTGTAAGATTAGAAGTATAAACTATAAGCATTTCATATGTTTTTTTGGAATCTTCTTTTTGTTTTTCTTCTTTTGATCCGACTGAGAATTCGAGAATTTCCCCATCAGTTGATACAAATTTTGTAGAATTGGAATCATCAACTTCATCTTTTACCATTAATTTTACAAAAATATCTTTATATTCAAAAATAAGAGTTCCGCTTTTGAATGAAAAAGTATCTTTAATCAAAGATTTTAAATTTCCAGTACAAGAACTATAAATTAAACTACCATTCTCTAATAAAAAAATCAAAATATCAGATCTGAACGCTTCAGTTAAATATAAAAAGCATGGAGGATAATCAGAATATGTTGTAATGTATTTATTAAGAGGAAATAAATTTCCACTATCATGAATATCATAATAACCACTTAGATCAGTTTTGAATTTGTTTTTTGATTTAAACATAAAAATATACTATACTTAAAAAAAATATTTGCAATAAAAAAATATTTTCTATATATCTTTTAAAAAATGAACAATTTATAGAAAAAATAATAA